GACCTTCTTGGGTTCCATCCAAAAAAGTTTTTTTTCACCTTAGAATTAAAAGTAACAAAACGTAACAAAGTAGCCCTGAGCCCGCATCAAGTGGCGTGGCACTTGAGCCGTGGTCTTGGTTCCTTTGTGCTTGTGCATTGTATACATCTGAAAGAGTATCGCCTGTACCCTGGGTCTAGAATCGAGGAGCTTTTCCGCTTGGGCTTGAACCTCGAACCGTTGGTTCTCGGTTCGCTTGATGCCTGTGCCTGTAGTTTAAGAGAGTTTGTGCCTGTGCCTGAGGTCTAAAAATAAAAATAAAAAAAATTTTTCCGTGAATCATGTAGCAAGCTGCCCGGGTCCTTAGTGCTTCTTTTTGTGTTCCTGTTTCAACCACTCAAAAAACTTCTTGCAGTCTTCAATGTACCAGGCCGGCAGTGTTGCGTGATCCTCCAAGAACCACGGCAACAAATCGCCTCTTTTAATTTTTCTTTTAGTGTTTGCCATATGCTATGTTCCTTATGTTCTTGTCCCAGCAAGCTCGACAGCTGCCGCAGGCGTTGTCCTGCTCCGCTGCGGGACAGGTCTTGTTTTTAGTAACAACAGTTGAAGTCCAGGGCCAAGCTGTCACCGGGCCTTGGTCGATCATGTGCGAACTAAATCGAATTATTAAATTTTTAGGCACATCCTCAGGTTGTACTTGTTTTAATATTTGAGCCTCACGTGTTGGCAACCAGTGCTTAGTGTTTGGCGTTCGTCTGCATACTTCAAAAATTTTTTGAAGATGTTCTAAGCTCTGAAGGTCGCCTGAGTCGTGCCACCTAAAGAAGTCGTGACCTGTGACTAGAACCGTCATTGCGTCGACCCATTGCGGAGAGCTCAACGCCTGCCGCCTTCGCTCTAGTGCGTTCTGTACGTTCTTGAATCTATAACGACCCTTTAAAGCATAGCAACCATGGCAAACGCTGCCTGGGATCTTAACTAGCTTAGCGCCTGTAATGCAACGCGCCGCGGGCAAGTTGAACGCCGGGCCCGGCATCTTGGAGGGCTTGCTCAGGCCGCCCGTTATTTTTTGAGCTTGTTTTTTTAACATTAATTATCCTTTCGTTGATTCGTTTCAATATCCTATATTTTATGGGCTGTCAATAAAAAAGCGCGAGCTTCACCAGGTCCGCTGCTGCTGTGGCGTGGGCTTGCGCCTGTGCTTGTAGTCTATTTATAAATAAAAAAAATAAATCTTTGCGTGAACCACGTGGCACGCTGCCGGGTCCTGTGCGTGCTTGTGCTTGTAGTCTAAATATAAATAAAAAAAAATAAGTGTTGCAAAATTGCAACAGCTTTGACGCTTCGGTGAAGTACGTGGCGGTCCTGCGGGTCCGCTGTGTGTTTCTGCTTGTGAATTAGGTTTTTTCATTGGTTTATTGAAGTGAAAGACGTAGCGGTCCCTGAGCTTTGCTGTGTGTTTCTGCTTGTGCCTGTGGTCTAAACATAAATAAATAAAAATAAAAACCTAGTTTAGAATAAATCTAAACTAGGTTTATTCAGAAAGGTTGTGAATATAAGATATGTAGGCGAGAACACGCATTGTACCTTTGTGTCTATCCGTATGGATTGCAACCTATAAGATTTAAGCTTTCGCACTTTATACTCACAATATCTTACATAATCATATTTTATTTATTTACAAGATATGATATAAAAATAATGCAAATCAAAATTGATTTGCAGAAAGGAAAGGTCAAACAATGGCTAGAGTGAAAATGAATAACGAGTATCGTACAAAGATAGCAAATCAAGTACGAAATGCGTTAGATCACGATAAGTTAAACTCGAAACGAGAAACTTATCTACAACACCTAGAACTCGTTAAAGAACAATATCCAAAATTTTTTGACGAGGCAAAAACGATTGTCCAAAGGTCATATCCTAAAGAACATTGTGATACATTAAAGTATTTCAAAAATCTTTATGGTTCGCCTTGTGATGTCGTTGCGAAAGATAGTTGTTATTACTTTGCTTATACCGACAACGAGATGAGCGAAGAAGAATACCACGATAACGAAGTCAAAAAACATTTTGATTTTAAATTGAATGGTAATCTTGACGGCAACGAATATTCGCATAATGACGATTTTGCTTATGCGTATTATCGTGATGAGATGAAAGAAAGAAATCTCAATCCTGATATAAACATTGAGCAAGAGGACAATCAAAACAACCCTCATTGGACAAAACATACTGACGCAAATAGTAAGTTTATCAAAGAAGTTGAAAATAATTTCAATGATAGTTTTGCGTGTGATGTTATAGGTACTTCCTATTGTCGTTCAAGGGCGATTGCTTGTACTAAAGAAGAATTTCAAAGAATGAATGAATTTATTCAAATGAAATCTAATTTAGTTAAGTATCATCAAGAATGGCAACGAGGAATAAGAGAGGATATGAAAGATATCAAAGCCTCTTTAAAACTTATAAGATATCTTGATGAGGGTATCGACCTAGCGAATAAAACTTTCGAGGCATTAGATATTGATGTTCGACTTGAAGAAAGTCAAATTATCAGATCGAACTCGACAGGATTAACTTTATATAGTCCTGAAAATGTCGCTAGTCGTATAGCAGAAAGAAGAAAGGCGAAACTAACAAGAGAGGAAAAAATCGCCTTATTCAAAGAACAACAATCTAGCGTTATGAACTAGGTTGATAAACGAGGCGATCTTGTATAAGATCGCCTCATAACAAAGAAAGGTATAAAATGAACAAAGAACAAATGATACACTTAATCAAGTTGGTTAAGAATAATGCAGACAACAATTTGATTTTGTTAAAAGAACTTCTAAACCTAAAATCACGTTTAGAGCTATTGGAAGAAAAAAATAAAAAAGAAAGCGAGGTCGTTGATGTTGTTTAAAAGAAATGACAAGATTGCGATTGTCGTAAAACCAAAAACGCATAATGGTTTCGTTAATCAAAATGATTACTATAATCGTTATGGCGATTTTAGAGAGGGGTCAAAGTTTCTTGTTTCAAAAAACATTTTAGTTTATTGGGACACGCAAGCTGAAAACTTTCGATCTTTCAATTTAAGTAATATCGTATCAATAACAAATCTTTCTCGAACACCTTTAGAAGTTAATAAGAAAGAGAAAGAAAAAATCGAGAGAGAAAAAAAGAAAGGTTATAAATGTCTTTCTTGCGATACGATTTTAAAAACTGACTATCGAAATAAGTTTGATAGCAATTATTGTGGAGATTGTTAAATGATTGAATTAATCTTACAAATGCCTATTGAACTTAAAATCTTGTTTCTCGGTGCTTTCGTCTTGATTGTCTTTGAGGCGATTAAAATACATAGACGAGAAATGAAACGACAAGAAAGGTTGAACAAAATAAAATGGTAAAGAATATTTGTCAAAACCCTACTTGTTGGGAAAAAAGAAACAAAGATCAATGGAACAAGAAAGCAAATGCCTTTCAATCAAGAAAGGCATATTCACCTAGTAGAAGTAGCGACGAGGTTCCGAATGGGATATATCAATACTTCTGTACTACTTCTTGTTTTCATAATTGGGCATACGATAATCTTGAAAACATAATCGAGAGAAAACATTGTCCGAATAAAATCATAGAAAAAATAATCGGTTCTTGATTAAATTTTCAGGCGACACTTTGCGTGTCGCCTGATTTTTTTTGCCTGAAATTTTGCCCTAATAAAGTATGCCGATAGGCATACTATTTATTTAAAGATAAGAGTACGAAGTACATTATAATAGAGGTACCAATACAATGTTAAAATAGTATTGATTAAAAAAGTTAATTACGATATTATTGTAAAAGGGATCCTAACGTTAGAGTAAAGTCAAGGATCGATACAGTCAGAGAGGCTAAAATCGTGACTCAATATATGAAAAAGTCTAAAAAAAATATTATAAAAAATTTTGAGAACCCAGACAACGAAAGAGAATACTATCTTTCAAAGATAAAGTTACATCAAAGAGAAAAGGAGTCTCGGGTCAAAGATGATTTTTTGGAATTTGTAAAACACATGTGGCCTGAATTTGTAGAAGGGTACCATCATAAAATCATTGCAGAAAAATTTAATAAATTGGCTACAGGTGAAATCAAGAGACTCATTGTGAACATGCCACCAAGACATTCAAAGTCTGAGTTTGCTTCTAACTATTTACCTGCTTGGATGATTGGTAGGAATCCTAAATTAAAAATTATTCAAACAACTCACACAGCAGAACTTGCTGTAAGATTTGGACGTAAAGCTAAAAATGTAATTGACTCTCCCGAGTATCAAGAAGTTTTTAAAACTAAACTTCAAGAAGATTCCAAAGCAGCGGGACGATGGGAAACTGAAGGTGGCGGTGAATACTTCGCAGCGGGTGTTGGTGGAGCGATAACAGGACGTGGTGCTGATCTATTAATCATTGACGACCCACACAAAGAACAAGATGCGATGAGCAAAGAAGGTTTTGACAAAGCTTACGAGTGGTATACTTCAGGACCTAGACAACGTTTACAACCTGGTGGAGCAATTGTAGTTGTAATGACTCGTTGGTCTACAAAAGATTTAACAGGGCGCTTGATCCATGGTCAAAAAGAAGTGAAAGGTGATCAATGGGAAGTTATAGAATTTCCTGCAATCATGCCATCAGGATTACCTGTGTGGCCTGAGTATTGGCAACTAGAAGAATTAGAAAAGGTCGAAGCAACTTTACCTATTGCAAAATGGAATGCACAATGGATGCAATCTCCAACAGCAGAAGAAGGTGCAATCATAAAACGAGAGTGGTGGAACGATTGGTCTGACGATAGACCTCCTGCTACAGAATATATTATTCAATCTTACGATACAGCTTTTCTTAAAAAAGAAACAGCCGACTATTCTGCCATAACCACCTGGGGCATGTTTCGTGATGATGAAAACCAAATGCATATAATATTATTAGATGCTGAAAAAGATAGGTACGAGTTCCCCGAGCTACGACGCGTGGCTCATGAATCATATTTGTTTTGGCGACCTCAGATGGTGTTAATCGAGGCTAAGGCATCAGGGATCCCGCTTACTCATGAATTGTCAAGAATGGGTATACCTGTCGTTAATTACACTCCGTCTAAAGGAAACGATAAGCACGTTCGTGTAAATACAGTTGCACCTTTTTTTGAAAGTGGTAGAGTGTGGGCTCCTATGCATAAACAATATGCACAGGAGGTTGTCGAGGAATGTGCTGCATTTCCAAATGGAGATCATGATGACTATGTGGATTCGATGACCCAAGCAATAATGAGATTTAGACAGGGTGGATTTTTACAACACCCTGAAGACGAACGAGAGGAAATTAAACCTAAGGAACCTAGGGTTTATTATGGTTAAACGATTAACGAGAACGATCCCACCATTGAGAGGACCTAACCCACAGGGGTTGAATGTTCCGTTAAAACAAGTTAAAGTAGTGAGATTGGAGAAATTAAATGGCAGACGACAATATCGACAAGGCTCTTCCCAACGTAGAGCAAACAGTTAAGCTACCTGCGGAAGAAGAAATCGTAGAAGCACAAGAAACGATTGAAGAATCGTTACCCGGTCAAACAGAAGTTATCGAACAAGAAGATGGTTCAGTAGATATTAACTTTGAACCAGGAGCCGTGAACCAAGAAGGTACTCCAGATCATTACGCAAACCTAGCAGATTTATTACCTGAAGACATGTTAGATAAACTAGGTTCTGAACTTTATTCAAACTATACCGAATACAAACAATCTAGAAAAGATTGGGAAGATTCTTATAGTAAAGGTTTAGATCTTTTAGGATTTAAATATGTCAACCCTTCACAACCATTTGAAGGAGCTTCAGGAGCCACGCACCCTGTACTAGCCGAAGCTGTAACACAGTTTCAAGCAGGAGCGTATAAAGAATTATTACCCGCTGACGGACCTGTCAGAACTCAGATTTTAGGAGCTATCACTCCACAAAAACACGATCAAGCAGAGCGTGTTAAAAATTTTATGAATTATCAATTAATGGATGTCATGCAGGAATACGAACCTGACTTTGACCAAATGCTTTTCTATCTCCCTCTTGCCGGCTCTTCCTTTAAGAAAGTCTACTATGACGATCTTTTAGAAAGAGCCGTTTCGAAATTTGTACCTGCCGATGATTTAATCGTGCCGTACACTGCAACATCATTAGAGGAAGCAGAAGCAGTTATACATACTGTAAAAGTTTCAGAAAACGATTTAAGAAAACAACAGCTAGCAGGTTTCTACAGAGACATTGAAATTAGTCCTGGTTATTTAGAAGATGATCCTGTTACAAAAAAAGAAAGAGATTTAGAAGGTGTTAAAAAAACAGGAAGAGATGAAACAATATTTCAATTAATCGAGTGTCATGTTAATTTAGACTTAGAAGGTTTTGAAGACAGAGATGAATCAGGAGATACAACAGGAATTAAATTACCTTACCTTGTAACGATTGATACATCTTCAAGAAAAGTTTTAGCAATCAAACGAAACTACAAAGCTGACGATCCCCTTAAAAAAAAGATCCAATACTTTGTCCATTTTAAATTTCTTCCAGGACTTGGATTCTATGGCTTTGGTTTGATTCACATGATTGGCGGTTTATCACGAACAGCGACTCAAGCGCTACGTCAATTATTGGATGCGGGTACCCTCTCTAATTTGCCCGCAGGATTTAAACAACGAGGAATTCGTATTTCAGATCAGGCACAATCGATTCAGCCTGGTGAGTTCCGAGATGTTGATGCACCTGGTGGAAACATCAGAGATGCCTTTATGACTTTACCTTTCAAAGAACCATCAGCAACATTATTACAATTGATGGGTATTGTAGTAAACGCAGGTCAAAGGTTTGCTGCTATATCTGACATGAGTGTAGGTGATGGTAATCAAGGTGCTGCGGTTGGTACAACAGTTGCATTACTTGAAAGAGGTTCACGTGTAATGTCTGCTATCCATAAAAGATTATATGTTGGATTAAAACACGAATTTAAATTATTAGCAGATTGTTTTAAAACTTATTTACCTGCTGAATATCCTTACGATGTTGTGGGTGCACAAAGAAATATTAAGCTACAAGATTTTGATGATAAGGTAGATATTATTCCTGTAGCTGATCCAAATATATTTTCACAAGCACAAAGAATATCTATTGCACAAACAGAATTACAATTAGCACAATCGAATCCTGGTATGCATAATCTATACGAAGCATACAAACACATGTATCAAGCGATTGGTGTTAAAGATGTAAACTTAATTTTACCTCCACCACAACCACCTGTACCAACAGATCCTGCTACAGAAAACATTATGGCAATGTCAGGTAAACCTTTTCAAGCGTTCCCGGGTCAAGATCATAGAGCCCACATAGATACACACATTGCATTTATGGGAACGAATATGGCTAGAAATAATCCTATGGTTTTAGCTGCGTTAGAAAAAAATATATTCGAACACATTGCTTTGATGGCACAAGAACAAGTAGAACTAGAGTTTAGAGAAGATATACAACAAATGGCTGCTATTCAGCAGAATCCAATGATGGCTCAAAACCCTGAAACACAAACAATGGTTCAAAACTTAACTATCAAGATGGAAGCTAGAAAAGCTAAACTTGAAGCAGAGATGACTATTGAGTTTATGAAGGAAGAGCAAAGAACAATCGGTGAGTTTGGTAATGATCCTATCGCTAAATTAAGAGCAAGAGAACTTGATCTAAAAGCAATGGATGATCAGAGAAAACGAATTGAAGGTCAGGAACGAATAGATTTAGACCGAATGAAATCTATGATGAACCAAAGACTTCAAGAAGAGAAGATGGAGCAAAACGAAGAATTGGCTGAATTACGAGCAAATACTTCATTAACTAAAACTAAGATGAGTATCGACGGGAAAATAGAAAACGATAGATTCAAACAAAGAGATGTAAGAATCTTGAAAGGTCCTCGTAGATAACCTATAATAGGAGACATTATGAAAAAAAATAAAACTAGTCACGCAGGCATGACTCACGTAGACCATAATATGTTTATTAACAAAGATGGTTTTGCAAAAGGTGGAGTTGAGATTGAAGCAACAAAACCTAATGAGTCTCAAACTGTAGACGTAAAGGGTACTAGAAGAATTAGACCCGAGAAGAAACCTGTAAAGGCAACTTGGTACTAATATGTGGTTATCGGCAATTAGATTAGCCGTTTCTGCTGGTAGTAAAATTTATGCTAATAAGCAGAAGGCCAAGATGGCAATGTCAGAAGCACAGCTTCTGCATGCCGAGAAGCAAGCCCGAGGTGAGGAAGCTTACCAGGGTAAATTATTAGAAGCTCGTCAATCTGACTGGAAAGACGAGGCAGTTCTCATAATTTTATCAACGCCGGTAGCGGTGTTGGCTTGGGCGGTCGTCAGTGACGATCCAACAGCGATGGACAAGGTGAAACTTTTCTTTGAGATGTTTTCACAGTTGCCAAGCTGGTTTACTAATTTATGGATACTTGTAGTTGCGAGTATTTATGGTATAAAGGGAACACAAATTTTCCGTAATGGAAAAAAATAAGGAGATTTAAAAATGGCGAACCCAAGATATAATACACAGGTCACTCAACCTAGAGGCACTAAAGCAAGAGTTGGAAAAATGGGTGGTGGCATGATGATGAAACGACCTATGATGAAAGCAGGCGGAAGAATTGCAGGCGCTGCTAGAAGAGCACAACAACACGGATACTATACACCTGACATGGGTATGAAAGGTGGAAAGATGTATGCTAAAGGTGGAAAAGTTTCTGGTAAAAAAAGAATAATGGCAGTTGGTAGAGGTAAAGCCAAAGACTATCCTGGAATTAAAAAAATTATTGAAATGAATAAAAAAGGTAAAAAAAGATTTAAAGATGGTGGTTCAGCTTTAAAAAGAAAAGGTTTAAAACCAGTTGATGCTAGTAAAAACCCTGGTTTAGCAAAGTTACCAACTCAAGTTAGAAACAAAATGGGTTACATGAAAGATGGCGGTAAAGTTAAATCAAAAGGATCAGAACATCCTTTAGCTGGTAGAGAAGGTAATGTAAAACACAAACTTAAATCTCAAAAAGAATTAAAAAAAATAACTGATAGTGATGCTTATAAAAAAGCTGACTACGCAGGTAAAACTAAAATGTTAGGTGGTAAAGTTCTTAGAAAAGATGGTGGTATGGCTGGTAGAAGAAATACTAGAAGAATGAACAGACTTGAAGAACTTGGTAGAGTTGATGCTGAAAGAGCAAGAACTCGAAGAGGTAAAAGAAATCTTAAAGCAGAAAAGAAAAGAATAGTTAGGGAGCTTAGAAAATAATGGCTAAACAGAGAGCAGGATTCTTTAGAAGAGGAATTGATAAGATTAGAAAAAAAGTTGCGCCAACTTTTGAAGAGCAATTTGGTGAAGCTAGAAAAAAAGGTAAAAAAGAATTTAAGTCAACTAGAGATGATACTAAAAAAGGTAAACTAAAATACTCTACGATGACTAAACAAGAAGTTGCTAGTAAAATTGCAAAATCAAAAGCAGCTGATGCTAAAGCACGATCAGGTAAAGGTGGTGGTGCAGATACAGGTAAAAAACCTGTTTATGAAAAAGCAACAGGAACTAAAGTTAGTAACTTTGGTCAAGCTTTTAAAGCAGCTAGAAAAGCAGGTAAAAAAGAATTTACTTTTAAAGGTAAGAAATACAATACAAGATTAAAAGGTGAAAAAGAAAAGAAACCTTTAATATCTGGTAAAGGATTTTTTGGTAAAAAAATAAATATTTCTAAACCTGAGTTGTCAGGAAAAACTTCTAAAAAAATTAAAAAAGCTGTAAGAGGAAATACAACAGGCTTTGATATCCAAGGTGCTAGAAAAGGTGGCTTGATTAGAGGTATCCCTAAACTAGCTAGAAAAGGATTCTAATATGGCAAAGCTTTGTCCAAAAGGTAAGGCTGCCGCGAAACGTAAATTCAAAGTTTACCCATCCGCGTACGCAAACATGTACGCATCAGCAGTATGTTCAGGTAAAGTCACACCAGGTGGTAAAAAAAATAGAACTAAAAAAGCAAAAGGTGGCTTGATCAAAGGTCAAGGATGTGAGATTAGATAATTATGAGAAGACAACCAAAGCCAATTAAAAGTATAAAACCCACTCTAGGTTTAAGTAAGAAAAAAGAATTTCTTAAAAAGATTAAAAACAAAAAGAAAAAGTAATGGCCAAAAAAGGGTTACGATCATGGGTGAAGGAAAATTGGGTAGATATTGCAAACAGAAAGCCCGATGGTTCTTTTCCGAAATGTGGAAGGAGTGGTGGAGAAAAAAGAAAAAAATATCCAAAATGCGTGCCCATTGCAAAAGCAAGAGCGATGAGCAAAGGGCAACGTGCGGGTGCCGTCGCAAGAAAACAAGCTAAAGCAAACACAGGTCCTAAACCATCTAGAGCTGCAACGTTTGCACCAAAAAGAAAATCAATGAGTATGGGAGGTATAGTGTGAGAAGAGAACGAAAATCTATGCCTGCTAGAAATAAAAAGAACTACAGACCTACAAAGTCTGGAGCAGGTATGACACGAGCCGGTGTCAAAGCCTATCGAAGAATGAATCCCGGCTCTAAACTAAAAACAGCCGTGACAGGAAAAGTGAAGCCTGGATCAAAAGCTGCTAAACGTAGAAAATCTTTCTGCGCTAGATCACTAGGACAACTTAAACGATCATCAGCAAAAACTCGTAACGATCCAAATTCTCGTATCCGTCAGGCACGCAGAAGATGGAAATGTTAGACAAATATATTTATAATACATTACACTTCATCATGAAATGGGCTGGTAAAATCAACTCATGGGCATGGCGTGAACATGTAAAAATATTAAGGAGAAATGATGGATCCAAAAAAAGGCACAGGTAAAAAACCAAAAGGTTCAGGTAGGAGATTGTACACCGATGAGAATCCTAAAGATACTGTTGGAATTAAGTTTGCGACTCCTGCTGATGCTCGTAAGACTGTTGCAAAAGTTAAAAAGATATCTAAACCGTTTGCAAGGAAAATACAAATCTTAACTGTTGGAGAACAGCGAGCCAAAGTTATGGGCAAGTCACAAGTCGCTTCTATTTTTAAACGTGGAAAGGAGGCTATACGAAATGCTAAGAAACGCAATACTTCAAGCACTAGAGGATAAATACAATGCTCAGATATCTGAAGCTGATGCAACTATAAAAATTTATTTGGATCACTCAGTTGGTATTGGTGAACATCCACAACATATCGAAGAGATTGATAAACAATTACAGATAATTGTAGATGCTTCAGAAAAATTAAAAGAACTACAGGCTTTTAAATTATAGGAGGAAAAATGCCGTTAACTGAAAAAGGAAAAAAAATTAAAAAATCTATGCAAAAACACTACGGAAAAAAACGTGGTGAACAGGTTTTTTATGCAACAAAAAATAAAGGAAAAATAAAAAACGTAGATAGAAAGAGGAAAACATAATGGAAGATTTTGTATTAATAGGTAAATTACAACGAATCATATCACAACGTCATGAAGATATTGTTACAGCAATGGCTTCAGGAGCTGTTGACAATATGGAAAAATATCAATATATGTTAGGGCAGATACGAACGTATCAATATTTACTACAGGAAATATCCACCCTGCTAAATAAAAAGGAGCAAAATGACAAAGACGGAACAGTCATCGACATCAAAACAAAAGGTGATTCTACCAAATAAAGATTTAGTTGGTGTAAGAAAACCAGAATCAATAGAAAAAAAAGAAAAAGATTTATCATCAGATTCAGCTAAATTACCAAATCCAACAGGTTGGAGGATTTTAGTTCTACCTTTTAAACAAAAGGAAAAAACTAGCGGTGGTATTTATTTAGCAGATGAAACAGTAGAGAGATCACAAGTAGCGTCAACTTGTGGTTTGGTATTATCTATGGGTCCTCATTGTTACGACAAAGAGAGATACCCTGAAGGTCCGTGGTGCAAAAAAGGTGATTGGGTTATCTTTGCAAGATATGCTGGATCACGAATTAAAATAGACGGGGGTGAGATAAGACTTCTTAACGATGATGAAGTTTTAGCGACCGTGGAAAACCCTGAAGATATCTTCCACGAATTTTAACATAGAGGAGTAAAAAACTATGCCAAGCGAAGAAGACAAAAAAACAATTGATATCGACACTAGTGGTCCTGGTGCCGAGATCGAATTGCAAGACGACAAGAAAGACGATGTTGTTGAACAACAAACAGAGGAACAAAACAATGAAACAAAAACTGAAACAAGCGTTCAAGACAATAATCAGTCCGATGATTCATCTGAGAAACCTACTGAGCAGCCTAATGTTCATGAATCTAAAGAGGATGGGCGTGATAAACAACAAAGTGACGGTAAAGAACATGAAGACTATTCTGAAGGAGTTAAGAAAAGGATAGCTAAACTTACTAAAAAGATGCGTGAGGCTGAAAGACAACGTGATGAAGCGTTATCTTTTGCAGAACGTACTAAAAAGGAAAGAGACACACTTACTTCTAGAGTTTCTCAACTTGATACAGGCTATGCATCAGAGATGGAGAATAGAATTAAGTCCTCTTTAGCAGCTGCACAATCAAAATTAAAGACTGCTAGAGAAAATAACGACATTAAATCAGAAGTTGAAGCGTCAACTCAAATTTCTCAACTAGGTTATGAGCAAGCAAAACTTGCAGAACTTAAAACTAGGCAAGAAATGGAGTCAAAAGCAAGAGAGGAAGAGTCAAAACAACAAAAAAGACCTCAAATGCCTACGAACAACCCTGAAACTGATCCAAAAGCTACCGAGTGGGCATCAAAAAACACTTGGTTTGGCTCAGATTCGGCTATGACGTACACAGCTTTTGACTTACATAGAAAACT